AAAATGGTTGAAACCTGGTGATGGAGAAACTGTAATTTGTAATCAGAAATATATAAGCTTAAAAAACAACTCTTATGCCCAAGCTAAAGCAAGTAGTCCTGAAGCTGGTCGTGGAGATTCTCTTACTTTACTTGTGCTTGATGAAACTGCTTTTATTGAAAATGCAGACACAATTTGGATGGCTGCTGGCTTGGCTCTTTCTCAAACTCAAGGAAAATGTATAATGATTTCAACTCCAAACGGAACTTCTAATTTATATCATTCAGTATGGACAGAAGCAGATAAAAAAACTACAAACTTTGATACAGATGATTTTATTCCTACGAGAGTCCACTGGATACAAAATCCATATTGTGCAGAAAACCTTGAACTAAGAGAAGATGAAAGTGGAGAAAAGGTATATTGGAGTCCTTGGTATGAAAGTGAGTGTAAAAGAATGCAGTTTAATAAAGTTAAAATTGCACAAGAGCTCGACCTGTCTTTTGAGGGGTCAAAACATTTGGCAATAGAAAATGAAATTATAAATAAATATGAAAAACGCTTACTTCTTGAAGAGTATAAGTTGATTGATAAAAATAAAACTTATTATGATTATAAAAATAAGCCAGGAGAGAGATTTGTAAATTATGAAACATTTTTTCATATTTTCAAAAAGCCAATTGTGGGACATAAATATATTATTGGGTCGGACGTAGCACTCGGAAACGGCGCTGACTATTCGACGATTCAAATTATTGATATAGATACATTAGAAGTTGTTGCGGAATTTAGAGATAAAACAGCTCCAGATTTACTTGCACAGGTTCTATACAATGTTGGAATGGATTATTTTGAGGCATATATTGTTGTTGAGTGTAATAACCATGGATTGGCAACAGCATTTGACCTTAATAGAAAAATGGATTATGAAAGAATGTATTTTTCAAAAAACATTCAAGAAATTTATGTTAGACCTTATGATTATAAAGTCAATGAAAATGAAATTATCCCAGGGTTTCAAACAACAAAAAGAACAAGGCCGCTTATTGTTAATAATTTAAGAACTCATTTAAGAGAAGGAACATTAAAAATATATTCAAAACGTTTAATGAGTGAGTTTAGAACCTTTGTTCAAAAAGGAGAGAGACCAGAAGCAGAAAAGGGGAAAAATGATGATTTAATTTTCGCTTTAGCAGTGGGATTATTTATTAGAGATACTGAGTATCAGAACGCTGCTTCAACAAGGGAAATGTATAGGGGAATGCTTGATGCAATTGGTTATGTTGCTAAAACAATAGATGGACAGGATTTTTCATCTAATCCTTCTAATTCTGAGATTTCAGATGTCCCGCCAGATGCTGGGGGAATATTTTTCAATGATTGTTCTAACAACAGAAATGACGAGGTTAATGACAGGGACGACATTGGATGGCTGTTAGCGCCACTACCTAAAAAGACTTGATTTTAAAACAAAACTTATTATATTTAATTAAAATAGAAAAAAATGCCAGACGAAAAGAAAAAAAGAGTAACAGTATTCGGAGGAGTACTTGATGCTATAAATACAAACAGAAGGAAAAAAGATACAATTAATCCACAAGCTCCAGGAATGGGGACAACTCAATCTATGCCAGCACTCGACCCCCAGCAAGGAGTTGAAGGTATGCAACAGCAGTTCCTAGATTGGCAGGTAACAAAAATTGCCCACGACCTTTATACAAGAACTGTTTACTACGACACAGACAGAATTAGTGCATATCAGGATTTTAGGGCTATGGATGGAACCCCAGAAATAGCTGCAGCACTCAACATCATCAGAGATGAGTGTTTAGAAGCGAATTCTATAATTCCACTTTTAAATGGAGAAAGAAAAACAATTGAAGAATTGTATAATTGTAATTATAAAAATTTTTACGTTTATTCTTATAATGCAGAAAAAAAAGTTTTTGAACCTGGTTTATGCGAAAGAATTGCCTACAAAGGAGAGCAAGATGTTTATAGAATAATTTTTGATGACAATTCTTATATTGATGCAACTTCTGAACATTTGTGGTTATTAAAAGGAAAAAATGAATATGCAAAAACTATAGAGTTAAAAGAAAATCAATCAATAGAACCATTCTATAACAGAATTTCAGAAAATGGAGATAGAATTCTAGGATATGAAATGCTATTAGAAAACGGAAATTGGGAATATACTCACAGAATAATTAAAAGAAATCTTTTTAATGAACAAAAAGGCGTTGTGCATCATAAGGATTTTAATAAATTAAATAATACCCCCGTAAATCTACAAGTATTGTCTTGGAAGGAACATCAAAAATTACATCGTGATTTAGCATCAGAAAGGTGGTTTTTAGATAAAAAGTATTCAGAAAAAATGAAAAAAATATTTTCTGAAACCAATTCAAAAGAGGGACCTTACTGGTCTAATCCTGACTGGAGAGAAGATAGAATAAAAAAAATATCCAAAAGACAAAAGGAAAAGTTTTCAAAATTTTCAAAGGAAGAGTTAAAACAAATTTTTGGATACCCTGGAGAAAAAAATCCAATGTTTAAAAATGGAGAAAAAATATCTGGAGAAAAAAATGGTAGATATTTAAAAAACAAAAACAGAGAATTTAGCTATGAAGAGTTAATTGGTGCATATAATAAAACCTCCAATATAGAAGATGCATGCTTAATTCTGAATACAACAAGAAGAATATTGTACAAATCCAAAATTTATAAATCTTTGGGCATTAAGAGATGGGAAGATATAGGTTTTCTAAAAAACAATATAAATTTTGAGAACTTGAATTATTCTTGTGAAAAACATTTAAGTAAAATAATTTTAGAAAATAGTTTTAGCTTTATATGTAAAGAAAATAATTGGAAAATTAAAAAGGTTTTGACATTTTTACAAAAAAATGGATATAAAACATGGAAAGATTTTGTTGCGAAATATGATTCTAAAAATAAAATTTTAGATTTTATTAAATTAGAAGTTGTAAAAAATGGAGAGAAAAATCTTTCTAGCATTTGTAGGAAAAATAATTTCAGCAGAAAAAAAATAGATGGAATTCTACAAAGAAGTGATTATAAAAATTTTACAAAACTTATTGAATCTATAAATCATAAAATAAAGAAAGTTGAATTTTTGGGGAAAAGGAAAACTTATGATTTAATCAATGTTGGCAGCCAAAATAATTTTGCAGTATTAACATCGAATGGAACAGGTGTTATTTCTCATAATTGTCTTACAAGAAGTGAAAGGGGAAATATTCTTGAAATTTATTCTGAAGATAAAAGAGTAAAACAAGTTTTAAATGATTTATTTAAAAATGTTTTAAATGTTGACTTTAATCTGAGGCTGTGGATTAGAGATTTAGTAAAGTATGGAGATTATTTTGTACTTTTACAGATTGACAAAGAAGTTGGAATATATGATTTTCTTACTCTTCCAATGGAAGAAGTTCACAGAGAAGAAGGTTATGATGGAAGAACAAGTTCAATAAGATTTAGGTGGGAAACTACTGGAGACTATTTTGAAGAATGGCAGGTTGCTCACTTCAGATTGTTAGAAGATAGCAGAAAGCTTCCTTATGGACGTTCAATCCTCGACTCAAGCAGAAAGCTTTGGAAACAATTACAACTTGCAGAAGACGCTATGCTTGTATATCGTATTACAAGGGCTCCTGAAAGAAGAGTATTTTACATTGAAGTTGGTAATTTACCAGATGCAGATGTAAAACAATACATGGGTAAAGTTCAAAATCAGATTAGAAAACAGCCAATTGTCGATGCTAGAACTGGGAATATGACTCAAAGATATGACCCAGAGAATGTAACTGAGGATTATTGGATTCCAATTAGAGGAGACAAGTCTTCAAAGATTGAAACGTTGCCAGGTGCAGCAAACTTGGGAGATATTCACGATATTGAATATTTACAAAACAAATTGTTTGCGGCACTTCAAGTTCCTAAAACATATTTGAATTTCGCAGAATCAATGCCTGGTGGAAGTACTCTTTCACAAGCAGACATTAGATTTTCAAGAACAATCAATTCAATTCAGGAAGCTATTTTGTTAGAGCTCAGAAGAGTTGCAAATGTTCATTTGTATTTTTTAGGATTTGAAGATGATTTAGATAATTTTCATCTTACGCTAACCAACCCTTCAACACAGCAAGAGTTACTAAAACTTGAAACTATGAAGGCAAGATTAGAAGTTTTCAAAGAATTCTTTAACACCGAGGCTACAGCTCCAGCTTCTTATACTTGGGCTATGGAAAACATTTTAGGTTTTTCAAAATCAGATATAAAGCTTATGTTGAAGCAGAAAAAAGTTGAAAAGAAAATTTTTGCAGAAATTGATAGTGCAGTTGAAACATACAAAAAAATTGGATTATTTGACGAATTGGATGAAAGATACGAAGACCCAGAGGCTGCAGCGGCTATGGCTGCTGGTGGCGGTGGGGCTCCAGGAGAAGAAGGTGGTGGTGACCTCGGTGGAGGTGGCGGAGGCGGTGGCCTTGGCGGTTTTGGTGGTGGTGGTTTAGACCTTGGTGGAGGCGGTGCGGCTCCAATGGGGGGAGAAGAAGCTGGTGTTGCTCCAGAAGGTGGAGAAGAAGCTGGTGTTGCCCCAGAAGGTGGAGAAGAAGAAGTTCCTCCAATAGCTGAAGGTAAAGTTGCAAGAATAATGAAAAAATCTGACAGAAGAATGAATGGTCTTATTAATGAACTTTTAGGTCCAGATGATGAAATATTATATCTCATGAAGGAGAATGCAAAAAAAGAAGATAACATTCTTGTTAAGAAAAACAAATCAATGAATATTAAAACTAAAAATTTATTGGAATCTATTGATAAAACTTTAAATAGTGTTGGTGTTGAAGGTGCTCAGAAGGGCGTTATAACTGAGGATGTAGAATTGTCTGGAAAAACTACGGATACTTCACATACTTTGTATGAGAGTAATGAAAAAAATAATCAGAAAACAAAAGAAATATTTGATAGCTTAGATAAAATAACGTATTCTGAAGAATAATGGATTTTTATAACATAATAAATGATTGGGAAAAATGTAAAATTTTAACAGTTGAATTGGAGAAGGATGTTGGTAATTTTTTACAACATCCTATCTCCAGAAAACTGTGTATTATTGCAAGGAAAAAGTCAAAAGATATTGAAAAGTTGGGCAAAAGAATAAAAAAAAACATTATCAGACAAAGACAAGATAATCAGAGTGATTATAGCTAAGCCAGATTTTTTCTGGCTTTTTTTGTAAAAATCAAAACTTTTCGCTATATTTGCACATATTAAAAGAAAGTAATGGATAAAATTGATATTGACAATTTAGATTTAAGAAATCAAAGTGGTCAAGTGGATAAGAATCAGATTGTTGACATTAGAACAACATCTGGAATGAATTTTAACGGAGGAAGCCTTAAGCCATTTGTTCATTTACATGTTCACACTTTTCATAGTATTTTGGATGGTTGTGGAAGCGTTGACAACTATATCAAACAAGCAAAAAAATATAATCATCCCGCTATTGCCATTACTGACCACGGAACCATGTCTGGGACTTTTGAGTTTTGGAAAAAATGTAAAAAGGCTGGTATAAAGCCGATTATTGGATTTGAAGCTTATGTAAATGACAATATGGGAGATTTTGAAGAAAAAAAATATGAAGGAGGAAATTCTCATCAAATTATTCTTGTTAAAAATAAGCAGGGGTTTATAAATGCAAACAGACTGGCCTATAAATCTTTTACCGAGGGATTTTACAAAAGAGGAAGAATTAAGACAGATTGGTTAATAAAATATAAAGAAGGGTTAATTGTTACCACGTCTTGCATGGCTAGTCAAATAGGAAAACTTCTTTTTGATAAAAAGGATGCGGAAGCAGAAAGTTGTTTTAAGAGATTGAAAGATGAATTTGGAGAAGATTTCTATGCAGAAATTCAACTTAACGAATTGAGCATTCAGAAACAATACAATAGTTTCATTATTGAAATGTCCGCCAAGTATGGGGTTAAGATTGTTATAACGGCAGACGTACATTATGCTTTTCCAGAAGATGCAGAATTGCAAGATACACTTATTGCAATTAATCAAAAAAGTCAGCTTGGACACTCTTTTAAATTAAATGCAAGAAGTTTATACTATAGCAGTAGTGAAGATATTTACAACTTTAACTATAGGTTTGGATATGATTACAGACATGATTTTATTGATGCTTGTCTTGCAAACACACTTGAAGTTTCTGAAAAATGTAATTTTGATTTTGAAACAGGTGTTGAAAAATATCCACGTTATGAACCAACAGAAGATATTATAAACGCATGTGGGTCAAAAGATGCAACAGAAATTATCAAAAAGATAGCATTTTCTAAACTAAAACAAAAGTTGAATAAATATAGGGAAAATGGTATTGTTAAGCTTGATGATGTAAAAATTAGAGAATATGTAGACCGTTTGAATTATGAAATTAGCGTAATAGAAGATAAAAAAATGCTAGATTATTTCTTGGTTAATTGGGAAATAATTAGAAACTATAGAAATAAAGGACTGGATGTTGGTCCTGGCCGTGGAAGTGCGGCTGGCTGTTTGCTTACGTGGTGTTTGGATATTACAAAAATTGACCCCATGCGATTTGGACTTTACTTTGAAAGGTTCTTAAATCCTACAAGAATGTCTCCTCCTGACCTTGATATAGATTATATGACTGGTACAGACCATATAAACGAGGAGTTTTTAATTAACAAATATGGCAAGGAAAGAATTTTACACGTATCAACTTTTTCAACTTTTAACGAAAAAGGTTGTTTGAAAGACGTAGTAAGAGCACATCATGGAGAAGAGGCAACTGGATATGATTCTGTAGTGTTTCAAGTAACCAAGGAAATGCCAGAATGGTCAAAAGTTGATTTTACATTAAAAGACTGGTTTGAACAATGGCCAAATGAAAAAGATTGTTCTCCTGCAGTGAGACAATGGTTGATAGACCCCTTAAATAAAAAGATACTTGAACAAACTTTAAAATTACAAGGGCAAATACGAGGAATTGGACAGCATGCTGCAGGTGTTGTAATAACTCCTACCGAATGTTGGAATGATGTCCCAACAAATATTGTTGCATCTAACAAAAGTGTTGTCACAGCGTTTTCAGAGGCGGATGGTAGCAATAAAGATTTGTCGAAGCTTGGAATATTAAAGCTTGATATGTTGAAATTGGAAACTTTAAATGTTATTAAAGACACTATTGAAATAATCAAAGAAAAAAAAGGAATTGATATAACAGATAAGGTAGATTACTTAGATTTAGATGATAAAAACTTATATACTGAATTAAGAATAGGCTTGAATCAAGGCATTTTTCAATTTGAAAGTCCTGGAATGAATGCTCTTATTAAGGGCATAAAAGTAGAAAATTACAATGAATTGGTTGCAGCAAATGCTCTTTATCGACCAGGGCCAATGGGAATTGGGGCTCATCATGATTATGTAAAGAATAAATTTAATCCAAAAAATATTACTTATCTTCATCCAGCCCTAGAATCAATATTGGGAGAATCTAATGGGGTGTTAATTTTTCAAGAGCAAGTTATGTTTATTGCAAACAAAATTGGAGGCATGAGTCTTGGAGAAGGTGATATGCTAAGAAGATACATGGATAAAGCCGCCAAGCTTATTGATAAAGAAGCTAAGGGAGAGATTTTAACGGAAGGTGAAAAAAATAGTGAAGCGTATAAAAACTTTATAAAGTATTGGAATATTTTCTTACAAGGAGCCTCTCAGAATGGTTATGATGTAGCCGTAATGGAGCAGATAAAAAACTGGATGATTAAATATTTGGGATATTCGTTCAATAAGAGCCACTGCGTTTCTTATAGTTATATTGCATGTCAAACATTGTTTTTAAAGCATTACTATCCTACAGAGTTTTACACTTCCTTGCTTAATCATATAAAATCAAACACCGATAAAGAAAAAGAAAGAGTTTGGTTGGCATCTGCTATTGCGGCAGCAATATCAAAAGGAATAAAAATTGCACCACCATCAAGACGGTCTGGATGGAATTGGACTATGACTGGAGATAAAGAAATATCAATGGGGTTTTCAGGAATTAACGGCTTTGGAGATAAAGCATATGAAGAATTGATGGAGTTGTTGAATAAAGCTGATGAAAAATTTGAAACGATAAAGCTTTACAAATTTTTAAGCTTACCATTCTCAAAATTCAATAAAAAGGCTTTTGAAGTATGTGTAAAGGCGGGGGTTTTTGACGATTGGTCAGAATCAAGAGATTATTTAATTGAACTCAAATCTAAAAAGAGAAAAAAAGAAATTCCAGGCCAAATAGCTCTTTTTGATTTAAATTCTGATGAATTCAATATGGTTGTCAAAAGCGAATCTTTTGCTACAACCACAAATGTACAGAAAAATCATGAATTTGTTGAGGTTTGTAATTTTGATTTACAGAAAATTGAAGAAGTTGCACAAATTAGAATGGAACTACATCAGAAAGCAGGGAGAGTAATTGATAGTATTCTCAACTTTTCTGATAATGATTATTACTTTTTCTTTTTGGATAGTGTACAGGAAGCTGTATCTGAAAAAGGGGGAAATTATTTGAACATAAAAGTTGGCGATGGAATAAGCCATACAAGCTTACGAGTTTTCCCAGCAAGAAGAAAAGTTGAAGGTGACATATATGATTTGATTAAGGCTAATGCTCAAAACAAAGGGGTTTATGTTTCAGAATTTGTTAAAAATGTAAAAGGATTTATAAATTTTAAATCAAATGCTAAATTCAAACGTATAAAATAATATGACTGTTTATATAGACATGGACAATACTCTTTGCGATTACAGCAAGGCTCATGCAATAGCAATTGCAAAGGAACCAAAAATCCTTTATCCTCAATCACAATTAAAATTTTTTGAAAATCTGGAACCTATCCCAGGTGCAATAGAATCATATTTCTTGCTGAGGGAAAAATGTGATGTATTTATTCTCAGTAAACCTTCAGTTTTTAATCCGCTTTCTTATATGGAAAAAAGAATTTGGATAGAAAAATATTTAGGATTCAAAGAGTGTGAAAGACTGATTCTGTCATGTGATAAAACATTATTGAGAGGAGATTATCTTATAGATGATTTGCCTCAGACTGGAATTTTGAGTCCAGAATGGGAACATATCAATTTTGGAAACGAAAAATTTCCAGACTGGAATTCAATTGTAAAATATTTAATTTAGAATTATGGATGCAACTGATAAAACATACAGAGCACTAAGACACGACGTTGTTCGAAAGAAACAACGTGAAAACAGTAATGAAGTTCATCACCCAGAACAGAAAAAAGACCAAATAACAAAAATTCTTGATGGTAAAACAAATCTCAAGATAATGGAACTTTTTGCTGGTCATGGAAATATGTCTAAGATATTTGAAGGATATGTGGGCGAAAATGGATTTTTAGAGCGTTATGACAAACTTTTAAAGACGGGCGATAGTTATCTTGTTTTTCATAAGTTAATCGCTGAGAAGCGAAAGTATGACGTAATAGATGTAGACCCCTACGGTTTTCCAAACAGATTTTTTCCAGATGTTTTTCTTTTAATGGATGATGGAGTTATGTTTATTACCATGCCAAAGCCATGGGTAAACATTGCAAATGGTATTACCAAACAACATTTAACTTGCTATTTTGGAGAAGATAATCCAAGTTTGGATGTAATAAAAGAAAAAATTCGACTTTTTGGCTTGTGTCACTGGAGAGACGTACAATTTATTGACGTGATGGATTTTGGAAGACTGTGGAGATTTGCAGTAAGTGTAAAAAAGGTTAAGGCAACTGAATATACGGGGGTTAGAAATAGATAAAATGGAATTTCATATTTATACAGATGGGGCATGCAAAGGTAATCCAGGGAGCGGTGGATACGCCTATAATATATATGATGAGTTTGATAATATTTTGGTGCAGAGCAATGGTTCTGAAAGGCAAACAACTAACAATAGAATGGAGTTGACTGCAGCAATAGAAGCATTAAGATTTATTGATAGCAAATATAAAAGTATTATTTATCCACACACAATTATAATCTATTCAGATAGTGCTTATTTGGTTAATTGCTTTAATGAAAAGTGGATTGATAAGTGGATGGAAAATGGGTGGAAGACTTATGATAAAAAAGAAGTACTCAATAAGGAATTGTGGGAAATACTTTACCAGATTGTAAAAAAAACAGGAACTACATTTCAAAAAGTATCAAGGAAAGACCCAAAAATTAAAGAAGTTGATAAAGAAGCCAAAAGTTCATCCAAAAAATTAAGCTGAAAAGCTTTCTACCATATCACATTTGAAGCTGTCAAACAGGTTTTGTAGTATTCCTTGTAATGCTTTTTCTCCTTTTTCTTTTATTACACAACCAAGTACATTTTCTATTACATATTCTTTCCATTCTGGATTCATGTGGTCGCTTAATGAAATTTCTTTAAATTTGAATTCTTTTAACAAAAGTGTATCTTTGTGGTATTTATTATTAATGAAGGATTTTATCTTTGTTGTTACTTCTTTTTCATTTCCTTTTATATGATTTTCTTTTATTATTTTTGATATATAGCATTGGATTTCTAGTTGGGAATTCGTAAACAAAGATTCAATCACAATCCTCATTTGTGATTCAGTTATTTCTTCTGCATATTTTTGGCTGGAAATTTTTAAATATTTTAAAAGTTCTTTGTTTCCTAAAGAATTTTCTAATAATTGATTCCCGATAGCCTTAAAAATTTGATTTTGCTCATCCTTTTGAATTTTATCCTTTTTTGCCTTATTTTTTTCTTTAATAAATTCATAAATGGAATAAAAAATAATCATCCCAACGATAACAATAGCTAATACAATTTTAGAGTCCATAATAAATAAATGTGTGTTTATAATAAATAAGTGTCAAAAACAAAACATTAAGTTTTTTCCAGATATTTATTTAAAAGTAATATCATGGTCAGCGACAAGAAAAAAGTAGCAAGAATATTAAAGGGAATAAAGAAAAAAGCCAAATCTCCTTTATATGCAGCAAAAAAAACTAAGTTTATCGAAAAGCAGGCGCTTAAGATGTCTAAAAAGATGACTTGGCCAGAAAGAGAGTTTAAAAAACTAATGAAAGAGTTGGGGATTAAAATATTACCACAGAAAATTGTTGGGGGAAAGATTTATGACTTCTATATCCCGTCAACAAATACATTAATAGAAATTGATGGCGATTATTGGCACGGAAATCCAGAAGTTTTTGAAGAACAAAATGGGATGCAAAGAAGAGCTGCGAAAAATGATGAATATAAAAATGTTCTTGCAAAAGGGCTGGGCTATAAAATCGAAAGGATTTGGGAATCTGAATTAAAAAACAACTATAACGAAGTTAAACAAAGAATGAAAAGATTAATAGAATAATCATGAAAAAAATATTGAGAGAATATATAAGAAAGCAAATAAATTTTTTGTTTGAAGTTGATGCAGCATCAGCAGCAGCTTCTGCTGCACAGGGAACAAGTATAGGAATGTCTTCAGATGCAGCAGCAGATACTATTGCAAACTATGATGATTTAAAAGCTAATCAAGAAGAGTTAATTTTGACTATGCAAGAAAAGCTTAAAAAAGAAAAGTTGAGGCAAAAGGTTAATCTTGATAAAATCAAAAAGCTTAATAATACTTTTTCGCAAGTTCAGGATAGTGAATTGGCTCTTATCCCAGGCGGCAAATCTGAAGATAATAAAGTAAAAAAAATGAAACAAACTTCTTATTTAAAAGATAAAAAAGAACTTGAAGATGGCGTTAAGCAAACAGAAGACCAGATGGCACAGGCAGAGAGAAACATACAAGATATAGAGAACATGAAGAAGCAAGCCGAGACAACATCAAAAACTACAGCAACTCCGTCAGCCCCATCAACCACTTTTGCACCATAATTTTTTCCAAAAAACAGGAAAACAAAAAAAATTTTTCTATTTACTTTGTTTTTTTATTTTATTATAATTATAGAAACTAACACAAAGTTTATAATTATGGAAAATCAAAACGAAGAAAAAAGAATTATCGTTGGACAAAACAAAATAGAAAATAACCCAGTGGAACAACAAGTTCCACAGGCTTTTATGGATAATGAATTTATTGTTCCAACAGAGGAAATCGAACTTCCTTCATTGGGCGTTTTTTATCCAAATGGGAAAAAAACCGTTAAAGTTAAGTATCTAACAGCAGAAGAAGATGATGTTTTATTTTCTCCAGAGCTTATTAAAAGCGGAAGGGTGCTTGATGCTCTACTTCAAATTGTTGTTGTTGACAAAGACCTTAATCCAGATGACATGATTGTTGGAGATAGGAATACTATTCTTGTCCATGTAAGAAAAACTGGTATGGGAGAGGAATATCAACCAGGTAAAATGACATGCCCAAGTTGTGGAGAACAATATGAACCAATAGTTGATTTAAATCAGTTAAAACTGAAATATCTTGAGCATAAACCAGACGAAAGGGGAGAATATGAATTTCTACTTCCTGTTATGAAAAAAAGCATTAAATTTAGACTTTTAAATGGGAAAGATGAAAACAAAATTTCAAAAGCAACCCAGACTACTAAAAAAGGGGGAAGCTCTAATTTTAAAGTTTCAAAAGCAGTTACAGAAAGATATAGACTTCAAATCATGGAAGTAGAAGGAAACAGGGATAAGCTTTATATTTCGAAACTTATTTCTGCTATGCCAATGAAAGATTCTTTAGTTTTTAGAGAATATACCAAACTGATTTCTCCAGGGGTTGACTTTAATTACACCTTTGAATGCTCAAATTGTGGACATCATTATGAGGATGACGTTCCCATTACATACAGATTGTTTTATCCTAACGCAGAGTTATAATGCTTGACGAAAAAGAATATTTACAAACACTTGAAGAATTCAAGAAAACTGCAAATATTCTTCTGGAAGGATTTTACGATTTAAAGAATGAAGTCAAAAAAAACAAAAAAAAGGTTGATTTAACTAAGCAATTTAGTGTAATCAACCTTCCTTCTAAAGGATTATATTATTCTGGAAGAAACAAATCTCTTTTAATAAGATATTTAACTGCAGTTGAAGAACACATTTTGTGTGATTCATTTTTAATTGAATCAGGGAGAGGCATTGAACTTTTATTGGGTGACCTTATAATGGATGATATTAATGTAAGAGACCTTTTATTGAGTGATTTACAAGCTATCTTGATTTTTTTAAGGTCTACAGCATATGGTGATTCTGTAGATATTAATTTAGGTTGTCCGCATTGTGGGAAAGAGTCTGACCAGCAAATTAGACTTTCAGAACTTGAATTCAAGAAACCAAAAAATGAGCCTAACGAAAATGGCAAGTATGTTATATTTTTGCCAGAAATAGAAATGGAATTTGTAATATGTCCACCAACTTTTCTAAAAGAATTAGAAAAGCATGAGAGTGAAACAGAGCGAGATTTCTTTGTTTATAAAGAAGAAGATGGAACGGAAACAAAAGTAAAAAAAGAAAAATCATTATCTTTAGTTTATAATATTGATTCAATTAATGGGATTATAGATAAAGAAAAAATTAGAACAATTATAAGAAAGCTTCCAAAAAGATATGTGGATGTTATAACGAATTTTATATCTGAGAATGAAGTCGGCGTAGATGAAAAAATGAATTTAAAATGCCCATTTTGTGGAGAAGAATTTTTTCAAAAATTATCAGTTGGATATAGCTTTCTCTCTCTTCCTCCTAGTTATAAAGAAAATATTTATGAAGAAATGTTTTTAATTACATATTATGGTAAGGGAATTACTAGAGCTGATGCTATGTCGATGCCAGTGGTTGAAAGAAAATGGCACATCAGAAGAATAAAGGAAGAAATTGATAAACAGAATGAAGCTGAAAAGAAAGCGATGAGTAAAGCAAAGTCAAGTAAAGGAAAATTTTAACTATTTATGAAAAATGATAAATAGCCATGGACTCTCTTAAAAAATTAGAAGAAATTTCATCACAAAACAAAGAAATATTTGACAAAATATTCAAAAAAAAATCTTTAAATGAGGCTATTATTCAAAGAATAAAAGACAAGCCTGGATACTTGGTTAATGGAAATTATGTTTATAGAATGGGAAGTGATGGAACCATCGCCCCATTTGTAGAAAACACCTGGACTCTTCCAGAATACTCATGGGTTGTTAATGCAAGGTTTGAAGCAGATTATATCTATTTTTTTAACAGACAAGTTCAATTTAGAGGAAAATGGTATGATGGTTCTTTTGAAGGCTATGAATTTTTAGGTGGTTCTTATTTTTATGATGGAGAATTTAAAGGACAGATTTATAATTCTTCAAATAAATTTTTTCAAGCACAACCAGACCAATTTTTCTCTGGGCTTTGGATGAATCATCAAGAAGGTATTTTAGGGGTTGAATTGTATACTAGCCCAATAGAAAATGCATCTTCTATCGAATTTGCCGCAATTCCAACTGGTTGGTTTATTTCTGTTGTTGGAGATAGGGGAGAAAAGCTAAGTTTTTCTGTCATAAAAAAAATTGATGATAAAGATACAGATTTTATTTTTCAAGTATATCCAAATTTGGAAAAATTGAAAGTTGAATGGGAAACTATTAGAGCAGATTATATAAGACAAGGAAATATAGCAGTAGGAAGTACGTTCAACTTATTAGGTACAAAACATACGATAAACAGAGTGACTTCAATATCTGTAACCAATGAGGTGCCAGGCGTAAGAATATCTGCGAAAAACACCATTGATTTTTCTATTGACCCATCATTAAAAGGATTTTTAAGCTATAAAAACATAGCAATTCCAGTAGAAATTAATTCTTCATCCCAAGAAGGAAAAGATTTTGTTGAGCAATTTAAAAAAGATTTACCAAGAGGTGTTTTTTCTGATGTTTTGAAAAAAATTCAAAGTTACATAGCAGCTGGAGTAATTAATGGCTTTTACAGTGATGAATTTATAGGGCTAGCGCCACTTTTTAATAACATAAGGGGAACAAAAAGTAAGCTTGTTCCAGATGCACAAAAGGCAATGGATTATCTTAATAAATTTATGTTATATGTGGCTGGAGAAGCTAAAGATGTTGATACTGCCACCTTTGTTCAAGAATCGGTTATTAAACTTAAAGATGCTATCACTAAAAAAATAAAACAAGCTTTAAAGGTTGATAAGTATATCAAAAGAACAGAGCTTTTTCAAAAAAAGCAGGTACCTGGGCAACCAGATGCCGATGCTTATGAAAAAGTTGGAACGGAAAAAAGTAATCAAGCAGCCTTTATTGCTGGTAAACAACCACATGAACAGCCTGAAGAAGAAAAAGCAAAAGTGCAGCAACTTGTTCATGGTGTTAAAAAAAGTGTTCCTCCAGTTAAATAATTGGCTTAAAATGTAACTTTTTATTCGTTTTTTCGTATATTATAATAGAAACGAAAAAAACAAAAATTATGGAAATCTATGGCAAACGTCTGGTAAAAGGCATCCTGTATACAGGAATTAGTCTTTATGCAATTTGTCACGAATTCGGTACAAATTGGCTTGGTTCTAATAACAAATGGAAAGATTCAATTTCAAGATGGGCAGAAAATCAGCCTGACTTTATTTCTTGGATGTCTTCTCTCTTTGTTTTTCTTATGACATTTATTGCATTAGCGCTTTTGGCAAAAGGAATTTATTACCTGTGTTCTATGCATCTTGAAAAAGTTCCTGCAGTTGATACTCCTTGGTCGGTAAAATTTGCAAAACCTTGTGGAAACAGCGATGATGAAGGAGATAACATTGAAAAGTTCCAAAAGTTTAGAGATTCTAAATTGTCAACTATGACAAATTCTGAAGCTGCAGAAGAATATAAGAAAACTGCTTGGGTTGATTCTCTTTCTTCGGATAATGGAAAACATACACAGTCTGTTAAAAGATATATTAACTCTAAATTGTCTGCTAAAACCAACGAACAAGGCTACAATTGGTTGAAAAGATAAATCCTTATTGAAAACTATAAAAAAGGGATATGCAAAAGCGTATCCCTTTTTTATTTGTAAAATATTTTTTTGTTTTTCTATTTATAATAAAATGTTTTACAAATGGCAGATAAAACTGGCGGGTTAGACCCCAAATCATATCAACAAGCTATAAAGGCAGTAGAGGAATTGACTAATAAACAAAAAGCTTTGGGTAAGACCATGGATGGTCTTAAAGCTTCATGGAATGGTATTTCTTCTACCATATTTGGCATTTCTGGAGCAGATTGGTGGGAAAAGGTACCAAAAACAACAGAGGAATTGCTTAAAGATGCTGAGCTTATAAAAGAAATGGAAAACAACTTAAAGGGGGTTGGTAAAACTCTTGATGCAAGTGTGAACGATTCAATAAAGAGAATGACTGTTGGGATTACGGGTTTAGAATCAAATTTAAATGGATTTGCAAATTCTTTTAAAGGACAATCGGATATTATTGGAACAATGTTAAAAGATGCTTCTGGAAATTTCTCGTTAGAAGAGGCATCACAAGCTCTTGGTTTA